ATGGACCGTATCCTCTTCGCCATCTTCAACCACGAAAACCGCAACCAGGGCGTCAGCACCCCTCTCCTGCTGACACAAACCTTTTGACGTTACCCGAGGCGGGCTATCCCGAAAAGGGCACCTATCAGCACCGGAAGGCCCTGGCTGTCCTGACCGCGCATCACAAGACGGTGGGAGAGTTGGACCGGAAGACGGTCGGCATCTTTGTTAGCGACGTGCTGGCTCAGGGCAGGAAAGCCGCGACCGCCAATCGGATCATCTCGACCTACTCCGCCCTGTGGCGCTGGCTTGAGCGCCGTGGGCACGTCGAGGGCAACCCCTGGCTCAACCAGAGGCTCGCCACTAAGGGCGACAATGGCGACCGCCGCGCGTTCACCGAGCTTGAGGCCAAAGCGTTCCTGTCATCGCTAGAGGGCGTTGACCGTGACGTTGTCTCAGTCGCCGCGGTAACGGGGATGCGACTTGAGGAGATCACCGGGTTGGAGCCGGCGGACGTGACAGCTAAGGGCAAGGTGGTGTGGCTGGAGGTAAGGCAAGGGAAGACGAAAGCTGCCGCCCGCCGTGTGCCTGTCGTTGCCCCTGCGGTGCGTAAGATGTTGCTCGACAGGAAAGCGGCGGGTCACGCAAAGCTGTTTCATGAATTGAAGCCCGACAGGTTCGGAGACTACGGGAGCGCCCTGAGCAAGCGCGTTGGTCGCAAGCTGCGGAGCATCGGGCTAACCGATCCTCACCTAGTCGCCGATCACTCTTGGCGCCATCGGGCGCGGACCTTGATGGAACACGCTGGCGTTATGCCTTGGGTAGCCGACGCAGTCATTGGCCATAAGCGCCCCGGGGAAGGGCTTGGCAGGTATTCTAAGGGACCGAGTGACGAACAACTTACATCGGCTGTGAAAACCATCCCGCTTCCCTAGCGACGCCGCCTGTTTCCAGTTCATGCCTTGCTAAGTTTGGTTACCAAGGTGTCTTGCAGGAGAGCAATGAATCGTCTCAGGTCACTAATGGCTCGTTGGGTTCTCTTGATCTCGCTCTGCCAAGGCACTCGCAAGTTGGTTCTGCGCCAACTTCACCTGCTTCTTGAGGCTCGCCAACTCTTCAAGTGCAGTGGCTCTCTCCTTGCTTAGCTCATCCCTCTGTGTCGCCGAGCAGCTCGCCCCGCTGCACGGGTAATGACCTGAGGAGTGCGGCCGCACGGGACGGCCCCCAAGCGGTTGTGTTCCTCTAGCCACCACCCGACTACTAATAGTATGCCCCTAGAAGCCCCAAAACGGGCCGTAGAAGGGCCATCTCGTCCGCCGCTACCTACCCCTACCAGAGGATAGGTAGTTGCGCGTCCTGGCTCAACGTCGTTCGATCTCGGGGCAAAAAACCACCCCTCCCAGGAACCCCCATTGAGCATCTTCGAGAAGCCCACCCCGAACTGGGGCAGGGGCGTCCCGGCGCGTCTCCACCTGTTCCGCAACTTCCTGCGGCTGGTCTGGCGCCACCTGGGGCTCCCCGAGCCGACCCCGGTCCAGCTCGACATCGCGGACTGGCTCCAGTTCGGTCCACGCCGCCTCGTGACGGAGGCGTTTCGCGGCGTCGGCAAGAGCTATATCACCAGCGCCTTCACCTGCTGGTGCCTCCTGATGGACCCCGACGTGGCGATCCTGGTGGTCTCCGCGTCCAAGATTCGCGCCGACGACTTCACGACCTTCACGCTGCGCCTGATCACCGAGATGGAGATTCTACAGCATCTCGTGCCCACCGCGAACCAGCGCAACTCGAAGGTCGCCTTCGACGTGGCTCCGGCGGCCGCGAAGCATTCGCCCTCGGTCAAGAGCGTCGGCATCACCGGTCAGCTCGCCGGCTCCCGCGCGTGGCTGATCGTCGCCGATGACATCGAGGTGCCGAACAACAGCGGCACGCAGATGATGCGCGAGAAGCTCGCCGAGCAGATAAAGGAGTTCGACGCGGTCCTGGTCCCCAACGGCCGCGTCATCTACCTGGGCACGCCTCAGACCGAGCAGAGCATCTACAATCTACTGCCGGCCAGAGGCTATCAAATCCGCATCTGGCCCGCGCTGTTCCCCTCGCCGGAGCAGCTAAAGAACTACGGCGACCGCCTCGCGCCGTTCGTCGCGAAGCAGCTCGCCGCGAACGACCGCCTCGTTGGACACTCCGTGGACCCGAAGCGCTTCACTGACGAAGACCTCGTCGAGCGCGAGCTGTCCTACGGCCGGTCCGGCTTCGCGCTCCAATTCATGCTGGACACCCGGCTCTCCGACGCCGACCGCTATCCGCTCAAGATTAGCGACCTCATCGTCGGCGACGTGGACCTGGACCTGGCCCCCGAGCGCGTCGTGTGGGCCTCGGGCCGCGAGACCGCCATCGACACGCTTCCGAACGTGGCGTTCAACGGCGACCGCTTCCACCGCGCGATGGACTTCGAGCGCGACGCTCATGGCAACGTCCGTCGACGCGCCGTGGACGCGAGGGTCATGGCCATCGACCCATCCGGTCGCGGCAAGGATGAGACCACCTATACGGTCGGCGGCCTCCTCAACGGCTTCATCCATGTGCCGGAGTGGGGCGGCTTTCTCGACGGCTACAGCGACGACACGATGATCGCGCTGTGCAACGTCGCGAAGAAGTTCAAGGTGCAGCGCGTGCTGGTCGAGCCGAACTTCGGCGACGGCATGTTCAACAAGCTGCTCGAATACCACATGAACCGCATCTACCCCTGCCGGGTCGAGGATGCGGATCGCTCGACCACGCAGAAGGAGCGCCGCATCATCGACACCCTGGAGCCGGTCATGAACCAGCACCGGCTGATCCTCAGCGCTGCAGCGATCAAGCGCGACTACGAATCCGTTCAGCACCTTCCGCCAGAGGAAGCGCTGAGCTACATGCTGATCTACCAGCTCACCCGCCTGACGAAAGACAGGGGCGCGCTGAAGCGGGACGACCGGCTGGACTCTCTGGCGATCCTGGTGCGCCACTTCACCGAACTGATGAGCATCGACGCGAACGAAGCGGTGAAGGAACACGCACAGCGCCTCCTCGACGAGGAACTCCATCGCTTCCAGAACCACGTCTTCGGCTTTGGCTCCGTCCAGGAGAACCCGCTCGGGCTGATGCACTACTCACAACCAACCTTGCAAGGACACCGACGCAATGGCTGACATCGGCTTTACCGCCCTGACCACGATCTCCAACGTGAAGAAGGGGTCCTCGACCGCCACAGGCACCCTGAAGCGCTACTCGGACGGCAGCTTCGAGGCCACCTTCGCCGGCGTGACCAAGCGCCTGGAGGGCGGCCTCGACGAGACAGGCTTCGTCCGCTTCGTCTTCGACGGAATCAACGCGCTCGTCTAACCCACTGGACGGACTCGGGAAAGCGACCATGGGCCAATTATACCGCACCTCTTGACCCGGGGTGTGTGTATAGAGTGTTGAGTAAAGTTCTACTAAGAGTCTGACTAGAAGTCTTACTAAGAGGGCTCTGCTAGTAGGACGTGGGGTTTCCACCTTACTGGATGGGGATACATGGTCCCTATAAACCAGGGACCCTTCTGGGTCCTACTCTAGGTCCACTTCTGGTCCTACTCTAGGTTTACCTCTGGTCCTCCTCTAGGTCTGCTTCACTGGATAAGGAGACATGGTTCTCCTGGATCAGGCCTTCTTCTGGGTCCTCCTCTGGGTCTTCCTCCTCTGGGTCCACCCCATCTAGGTCTTCCTCCTCCGAGTCCTCCTCTAGGTCCACCTCTGGTCCCCCATTTCGTGGGACTAGAGGTGTGACTAGAGGGGGTCGGAATATCTGACGCAAAAATCTGAGAGCCTATAGCAGCGCGTCGAGTCGCCGCCTTCCCCCCGTAGGGGCTACTCGGCGTCCGGCGTGGGCCGTGGTGGCCACGCTCCGCGCCACGTCGCGTGCCTCGCTTGATCACCGTGGGCAGACTGCCGGCGCAAAGCGGTCAAGGGCGCGATCTGCTCTGGTTGATCCTGGCCGCAGCACCTTGACGGCCGACTCCTGACCGCTTATGTCAATCTTGACAACGTTCGTTGAGAGGAACGACACAGTGAGCCAGGAAGCAGGGAAATACGTCGCCTACCTTCGCGTCTCGACCGCGCGCCAGGGCCGCTCGGGGCTGGGCTTGGAGGCTCAGCGGGAGGCGGTACAACGGTTCGTCGCCAGCCGTAGCGGCCGGATCATTGCCCCTGAATACGTCGAGATCGAGAGCGGTAAGGTCAACACGCGCCCCGAACTGGACAAGGCTGTAAAGCGCTGCCGTGCCACCGGGGCCACTCTCGTGGTCGCCAAGCTGGACCGCCTGTCTCGCAACGTCGCCTTCCTCATGACCTTGCGAGACAGCGGGGTTGCGTTCGTCGCGGCCGATCTGCCTGAGGCCAATACGATGACGGTAGGCGTCATGGCTGTGGTCGCCCAGCATGAGCGCGAGGCCATCTCGGTTCGCACTAAGGCTGCCCTGGCCGCAGCGAAGCGGCGCGGCACAAAGCTGGGCGGGCGCCGCAAGGGCGCGCCGAACATCAAGCGGTGGCAGCGGGAGGGTGTCGCGGCGGCCAAAGCGAAGGCGGCCGAACGCCTGGCAGACGTGGCGGACTACTTGCGGGGTTACGTTGCCCAAGGGCTGTCGCTCAACGCCATCGCCCGCCGGCTCAATGATGACCATGTGCGTTCGCCTCGGGGCGGATCATGGACAGCAACAGCAGTGCGGAGAGCCGCAGCGCGCCTGGGGTGAGAACCTATCCACTGGCGTATTCGTTGACGGCCGAATCCGAATGACTCATATGGAAGACCCTCGGTCGCAACTTCGCGTCCGACAACCGACCACAGGAGGGTCACGCCATGTTCATCCGTTCCACCTACCTCAAGCTCCCGTTCCTCGGTGCCGTCTTCATCGGGCAGCGCTCAGAGCGCCGGACCGGCCCCTTCCTGTCCCGAGAGTGGGAACGCGGCGAGCTACTGCTGTGGGCCGGCCGGTTCGACGTGATCTGGACACCGGCCAAGGTGCTGGCAGCCGAGAGGGCCGCGTAGGAGTCCATTAGCGAGTCACTGGCGCGCGTCTCGGTGGGGGCGACCTCTCTCGGCAGGGGCCGCCCTTCTCGCTTCTGGCGTGCCCGCTGTGGACGCGGGAGGGACTCGAATAGGTCGCACCTTACGACCTAGAGAAGGCGGCCCGGTCGAATAGCGCCGCTCCCGAACGAATATCTGGCGCCCGCGCGCCTTTCATATCTCCCGACCCCATTGGCGGCCCATCCTGCGGCCGTCTCCCCCTTTGAGCATTCGGCAAGGCGACTTTGGCGACCACCGAGAGTCGGACGCCGGGTGCCCCCACAACCCTACCCCGAGGAATCCCCATGAATGATCTGACTATTGCGTTCAACACCGCTCGCGTGTCGGCAATGAAGAAGAAGACCAGAAATTACACGATCCGGCATCACACTTTGGACAACACCGCTGAGATCAACCTGACTGCCGCACAGGCGCGTCTCGCGCGCATCGGTGGCCGGGCCGTGTCGGCTTCCATCGTGGTCCGCCGCGCGCTTGAGGTGCTCATGTCTCGCCTAGACGCCGCAGACGGCAATCCAGAACAGGAAGCTGCCGAGGTCGCGGCGCTATTGAAGCACACGCACTGAGCTGGGCCCGAGCGCCCCTCAACTCACAACGGAAGAACCTATGACGGTTGAACCTCAGGCGGCCCAAGCGGTCGCCCCGGATAGTTTCGTCGCGTCCATGTCTCGCCACTGGACGGAGACCCTGAACAACGTCACGAGCCCCGCCTTGTGCGCGGTATGGCGCCAGATGGCTGAGACGTTCAATGCACAGATCGCGGACGCTGGCACCGGCAACGCGGATAAGTGGCGCGTGCTCCAGCCGCCGACTGGAACCGGCAAGAGCCAGGGCGTTGCGGTCTACTCCGCAATGCTCCCCGCCGAAGATCACCCAGGCGTCTTGATCGTGACCCGCCTCAAGGCCCAGGCGGACGAGATCGCGGCGACAGTCAACGGGATTGCTGGTCGCGAGATCGCGCGCTCATTCCACACTGACAACAAGGAAGGCGCGGACGCTCTTAGCAACTGGCCGGTGCTAGCCATCACGCACCGTGCCTATGAGGTCGGGCTTGATGCCGTGAACCGGGACCAGCCCACCAACTGGTATCGCTATCACGAATGGCGAGGCGAGACGCGAAAGCTGATCGTAATCGACGAAGCCCTCGACATCATCGAGGAGGCACAGGTTGATTTTGAGAAGGTCCGCTTCGTTCGGGCGCTCATCCCGCTCCACATTGCTGACCAGTTCCCGAACCAGATGGCAGCCCTTGCGACCGTCGAGGAAGTCCTTACCGGCATCGCTCGGATTGCCAGGGAGCGGAACAACCCCGAGGCTGAGCGCATCCTGTGGCGTGGGGATCTAAAGTTGCCCGAGCAATTCGACATGACCCCACTGCGGCGAGCGTTGCTGGACGTGAGGATGGAGAACGTTGTCGGCCACATGCTTCACGACCACCACAAG